GTCTAATTCTCTACATTAGGTTGAGAGTTAATAAACTCTAACCCTTTACTAAAGGTTGAGGGTTTGATTTGACCCTAGGGTTATTTAATCTGCGTCAATATACATATATATACTCCCATAAAAAATTACTGTTATATTATATAGGGGGATATATATATTATACGCTCAGAATGAGCGTAATTATAACCTATCTGTTCGTTTTTAGTACTTTGAACAGGTTATCTATAGTATATATATAATATACGGAGTCGCTCCGTTTAAGACTCCGCTCCTAATATATAATATTAATAATTTATAATTATAATGGGAATAGTCTGCCCGTTTACAGGGACCGTTAAATCAGCGTTATTGGGGGCAACTGTGGGTCGTAAGCCAGGGGTACAAAACATCCCTAAAGATGCTGCCCAACTGCAGGTGTTAGAACTGTTAGCCCAGGGGGCTACCGTAGTAGATGCCATGAAGGCTGTAGGCAGGAACGATGTTACCTTCCGTCAATGGTCTATGGCAGACCCTGACTTTAAGGATAAAGCGGACAAAGCACGCCTTTCAGGCAAAGGTATCAAAGCGGACCTAGCCAACCTAAAGGATATCTCTTTCGAGGATTTCTCAGAGCAATTCCTAGAGACTAAGTTGTTTGACCATCACAAGTCTTGGATTGATTTGGTCGAGGGTAAAGAGCCAAGGTTCATCCACCCTAGCATGACCTATGAGCAAGCAGCAACCAATCGTATTTTAATTAACGTTCCACCAGAGCATGCTAAGTCAACTGTACTTACCATCAACTACGTTACCTACCGTTTAGCAGTAGACCCTAACGTTAGAATCATTATTGTATCAAAGACGCAAGGTATGGCACGTAAGTTCCTATCTGCGATAAAGACAAGATTAAGCCATCCTAACTGGACCAAGATGCAGGTGTCCTTCGGACCTAATGGTGGCTATAAGGCAGATTCACCAACCTGGTCTGCTGACATGATTTACTTGGGTGCAGGACGTGACTCAGGTGAGAAGGACCCAACTGTTCAAGCATTAGGATTCGGGTCACAGATTTACGGTGCTCGTGCTGACTTGATTATCCTTGACGATGTGGTGATGAATGCAAATGCCCATGAGTGGGAGAAGCAAATTGAATGGCTTCAAAAAGAAGTCATCACCCGCCTAGGGCGACATGGAAAACTGCTTATAGTAGGAACCCGTGTCGCACCTATAGATTTATATAAAATGATTAGAGACCCCGACCAGTGGACAGGTGGGAAATCTCCATTTACATACATGGCTATGCCATCAGTATTAGAATTTGATGAGAACCCAAAAAATTGGAAAACTCTTTGGCCTTGGACAGACAGGGCAGAGGGAGAACAGGACGAACCTAATGAGCAAGGACTATATCCCAAATGGGATGGACCTTCGCTTTTTACAAGGCGGTCTGAAGTGGCTCCGTCAGTCTGGGCTATGGTCTACCAGCAAGAAGACGTCCAGTCCGACTCTATCTTCTCGCCAACAATTGTCGCTGGATGTGTTAACGGTATGCGAAAGCGTGGACCGCTTAGAAAAGACACGGCAGGCCACCCCAAGAACGTAGATTCAACCTATACCATTATTGGCTTTGACCCTGCAGTAACGGGACGCTCTGCTTTCGTAGCAGTATCTTATAACCGTGCAGACGGAAAAATTTACGTTTTGGATTGCGTCAACATGGTTGACCCTTCCCCACAAAAAGAAAACGCTCTGATTAAAGAGTGGGTGGAAAGATTTAAGCCACAAGAATTTAGAGTAGAAATCAACGCCCACCAGAAGTACTATGCTATGGATACAGAGTTGCGTGATTATCTAGCATCCTATGGATGTCAACTTAACTCACACTTTACTGGTAAGAACAAATGGGATGTTGGATTTGGTGTAGCATCTATGGCAAGCCTTTTTGGTTCAGCCAAAGATGGTAGATTCCAAGATAATAATATACTTGAATTACCAAGCAATGAAGGCTCTGAAGGCCTTAAGTCTTTAGTACAGCAACTTATCATTTGGAAGCCTGATACTAAGAACCCTACCGACTGTGTAATGGCTTTATGGTTTGCCGTTATCCGTTGTAGAGAACTTATGCAGACATCAAGTAGAGTTGGGCAGTACCAGACAAACAGATGGGCTACCAGAGCACAGATGGCTGGACGTGGTTCACTTAATTTAGACGAAGCCTTTGCAGAGCAATGGCAAGAAACTTATAGTTAGGATATAGATGGCATTAACAATTGAACAGATATCAGCACGGGTTCAATCCCTGCGTTATCGTAACAGTGAGAGAGATGCTCGTAATCTTGACGTACTTGCTGTTCGTAAAGGAAAAATTGCTGAAGTCTATCCAGACTTTTTTCCAGATGGTGTAGACGCTAATGTCGTTGCAAATTTTATTGATATCGTTGCCAGGGACCTTTCTGAGGTTATGGCGCCTCTTCCAGCGGTTAACTGCTCAGCCGCTAATCAGGTCAATGACCGTGCTCGTTCTTTTGCCGATAAGCGTACTCGTATTGCTAGCAATTATTTTTCACACTCCGACCTCTCGGTCCAAATGTACTCAGGAGCAGACTGGTATATAACCTACGGTTTTGTTCCGTTTATTATAGAATTAGACGACGAAGATAAACTTCCTCGCATCCGTGTAGAAAATCCTATTGGTGCTTACCCAGAGTTTGACCGTTATGGACGATGCGTTGCATTTGCAAAACGCTACACAATGACACTTGGTGAGTTAGTAGCACAATTCCCAGAGTATGACAACATACTACTTGGTGGGATGGGCTATAAGCAAGACCTAAATGGTCAAGTAGAAATTATTCGTTACTACGATAAAGACCAATCAGTTGTATATGTTCCAGCAAAAGATAATTTAATTTTATCACAAGCCAAGAATCCTCTTGGTAAGATGATGATAGTTGTAGCACGTAAACCATCTATCGATGGTGACCTACGTGGACAGTTTGATGATGTACTTGGAATTCAATTACTCCGCAACCGTTTCGCCTTATTGGCAATGGAAGCAGCGGAGAAATCAGTACAGGCACCAATTGTACTTCCACAAGATGTACAAGAACTCCAGTTGGGTGGCGATGCGGTTATCCGTACTTCCAACCCAGCAGGTGTTCGACGTGTGGAACTTACATTGCCACAAGGCGCATTTACGGAACAAACACTACTTAACCAAGAACTTAGAGTTGGTGCTCGTTATCCAGAATCACGTACTGGTAACATTGACGCATCTATCGTTACTGGTCAAGGTGTACAGGCTCTTATGGGAGCATTTGATACTCAAGTCAAATCAGCCCAAGCAATCTTTGCAGCAGCACTTCGTGATGTAATTAGTGTGTGTTTTGAAATTGATGAATTAATCTATCCAGAAGAAAAAACAATTCGTGGTGTTGATTCTGGTTCACCATATGAAATTACCTATAAACCAAGTAAAGACATTAAGGGTGATTATTCAGCCGATGTTCGTTACGGAATGCTTGCTGGTCTTAACCCAGCCCAAGGTCTTATCTTTATGTTACAAGCACTTGGTGGTAAGTTAATCTCCAAAGATATGGCTATGCGTGAGTTGCCATTTACTGTTAACGTAACTCAAGAACTTGAGAAAATTGAAATTGAAGATATGCGAACAGCATTACTTGGTTCGTTGACTGCTTACACACAAGCAATACCACAGATGGCTACACAGGGACAGGACGCATCTGAAGTCGTTAGAAAGATTGCTGCGGTAATCAAGGCTCGCCAAAAGGGACAAGCATTAGAAGATGCTATTGAGGCTACCTTTGCACCGCAACAACAAGTCCCTCCTGCTGGTGCCTCTAATCCAATGGTTGAGCAAACGTCCCCTGCTCCCTCTGGTGCCCCAGTAGGAGGCTCTCCTCAAGAAGAACCAATATCTTTACCCCCACAAGAGGAACCAGACATTCAAACAATTCTTTCCAGTTTAACAGCAGGTGGAAGAGCAGGCGGAAGAGTAGTAACCAGAGGATAACTAGGCGGGGGACATGACAACAATAATTGGCTTAGAGCATAAAGACCGCTGTTTCATAGTTGCCGATAGCAGAACTACGGATAATGATGGAAGAATTTACACTCATCCTCAAGTACAAAAAATTTCAGAAAATGGAATGTTTTTAATTGCTGGTTCTGGTGAAACATTACCTTGTGATATAGCGCAACATGTTTGGGAGCCACCAACTCCAAGTAAGCAAGACCGAGAAGACCTTTATCATTTTATGATTGTAAAAGCAATGCCATCTTTACGTAAATGCATGACAGAAAATGGCTACAATTTTGATGAAGACACTAAAGAAACTCGTTTTCAGTTTATAATGGCTGTTGGTGGAGAAATATTTGATGTCGACCAAGAATTATCTATAAGTAAATCTGCAGATGGAGTATACGCTGCAGGTTCAGGAGCGGCATATGCACTAGGTGCTATACATGCTGGTGCAGATGCATATGAAGCAATGGAAATTGCATCTAAACTTACAGCATTTACGGCAGGACCTTATATGTCAAAAGAACAACCTAAAAAAATTAAGTAGGAGGCGTCATGGCTGGAGTTAAAGGCAGAAGCGGTGGAGACCGCCCAGACGCATCTCAAAGTAATTTTGGTGTGTCGGCAATAGGTGGTGCTGGCTCAAAAGAAGGACAACCTAAAAGATATATACCAGGAATGAAAAGTTTAGGTTCTACTGGAACTGAAACAATGATGCAACAAGGTGGAGCGGTAATGGCAGACAATAGAGCAAAACGCCCAATGGGTGCCCTACCTAAAGGTGGCGGACAAGGTGCAATGGGACTTAATTTAAAAGGATTATTAGATGAAGACGACAATCCTTTAGAGCCAATGAGTACTGGCATAGACTTTGGAAGAGGAGCGGGTTCTGACGCACTTCCTGGGTATGCTAGACCAGATACTAGGTCTATTGAAAACAAAGAGATAGTTATAAAATATTTACCAGCATTTGCTAATGCAGCAAAATCAAAAAATGCTCCAGAATCATTTAAAAGATTTACTAATTACTTAATGAGCAAAATTAATGTCAACGTCTGAGTGGCATCCTGGTAGTTTATACGATAATATAAATGTATTTGCTAACTCTTTGGGTTACGAAAATGCAGGAATAGCAATTACTTTAGGAATGATTCCTTGGGAATCAATAGAAGATAGAGATGCTTTTATAGAAACTGTTACTGGAGATATACCAAAAGGTGAAAACTCTACAAATTACAACATACAATATTAGGAGGCAATAGTGTCACTTTGGAATGACTTCCTTGACAATATTGCTAAACCAATAGGTAGCGGAATAGCAACTGGCGCTAAAGAATGGGCTGGTTGGTTTACTGGTAATGTTACAAGCCCATCTCAAGCGGTTAGCAACATTGTACTTCCCGCTGCTATAGATATTGGAACCAGTAAGCAATTAGCCAATATGGGCTTGGAAAAATCTGCTCAAGAAGCAGTTAAAGAAAATCTTAAATATTCTGTTAAAAATCAAGCAGCAAGTAATGACATAGTATTGCAGGCTGGAGTAAAACTTCATGATGAGTTTATTTCTCCATATATTACTAGGCCAGTATCTACCTTAGGATTGTTAACCGATTTTGATTCTCCATTATATATATCTGAGGAATTTGAAAAAGGGTTTCAAGCAAAAGATTTAAAAAGAGCCTATAATCGTTCAGAAGAAGTAAGTTTAGGACAGGCTTTTACTAAGTCAGATTTAACGCAAATAAAAAGAGTTGCGGACGTTGTATTTGATAGAGGTCAAATAGATTTAGACAAAATAGACTTATGGGATGATGATGACATTCAGGCTGCATTTGTTGACAATAATGTTGGAAAATATTTTACGGGAACACTTGATTTTGTGGGCGGCAATTTAGTAGTTGGTGGTGCTTTTGGTGCTATCAGTAAAGGTGGCAAACTTGCTGCTAAAAAAACTGGTTATACAACAAGAAATGTTGCTAGTAGCGAACTTGAAAAAAATATTAATGATGGGATAGCCTTTGGAACTGGAGTTGCTGGAGGCAAGCAAACAGTATCTGGCGATTTAATAACAAAACTTGCTGAAAGTACAGATGCTAATTATGTCGTAAGAACTCTTAAAAAGTTTACAAATAATGAAGATTTGATTGGTCCAGTATTAAGAGCAAAAAATCCTGAGACCGTAAAAGATTTAATACTTGCGGACAAGGGGTATTTGCCTGCATTAGATAGACTTTCAAAAAATGCTCCAGCAGATTTATATGAAATTGGCAATGTAAATGCAATAATTAAAAACAAGATTGCTCAAACTGGAAGCATACCAGAATTTAGTGAGTCTTCTTGGTCACGTTTGAACGCTGCATTTGATGATGCGATTAATCGTGTGCCAGAATACAGACAAATTAAAGACGCACTTCTTGACCCAGCACGAGGCGTACCCAAGATGATGGGTAAGAATTATTCACCAATTGAACCTAAATTTGCTTTAGGAGCAAAGGCTGCAATATCTGCTGGAACTATCAAGCAAAGAATTATTGGCAACAGTTTAAATGGTCCATTAACTAGAGTTGTCAATTTTTCTGGTTCTCAATTACCTCTAGGCCATGTAACCTTTTCTGGTCTTCGACCACTTGATGGTGTAAAAGAACTAAATGCTATGTTTGATAGTATTGATGCGTTACGATACAGTAAAACGTTTTTTGCTGGAAAAACAAATATGGTTGAAATAAAACCAGGCGAATTTATAAGTGTTCAAGATTTTCGCAATAAGGCTATATCAGATTTTGTAAGCGCTGCTGACGATATTGCAAGAAACAATGTATTAGACAAACTTGATGACCAACTTGGAATTGTTATAGCCGCTAAATATAAGTATTATGATGTTGCTAAAATTCAAGAGTTTGTACAACAAGCCAAAAATGAAATTTTTAAAAGCATTAACCAAATAACAAAAACTGGTTACGGTATGGATGCTCAGAGCATGAGAGTGTTAACTGACGTTCAAACTCAGAGACAGTTAATTGAATCCCGCAGAATGATACCTTGGAATTTGATTGAAAATGAAATTAAAAAATCATCATTAATTAAAGGACCAACAGTTACAAAGAGAGGTCAAAAAGCCCTTGTAACTACTTCTGAAGTTGCACAAAGAGTTTTTGAAGTATCAAATAAATACTGGTCTATTGATGTTTTGGCTAGACCTAACTACATTCCAAAGAACAGCCTTTTTGAACCTTCTCTTAGCGCTGTAATGGCGCATGGAACCTCAATTGCCATAGATGGTATTCCTAGCATGACTAAAAACTTTATTAAAAATAATAAAAATAGACTTTTTGGTCAAATTTCTAAAAAGTATAATGCTAAAGAAATAACTGCAGTTAACAAAACCGTAGAAGGCCTGACCGACCAACTAGATACAGCGGTTACTAACTTAAATAATTTGACAGCAGAACTTGATGTATTTTTAGGCAAAGGAACAATTAAACCATCTCCAAAGGCAATTAGGGATAATCAGGCTAAAGTTGTTGATGAACTTACCGCCGCAAGCAAACTTGTTGATGATATAGAATTAGAACTTAGGGCTGCTGTTCGTCCATTTGGAAAATTAACTGGACAGGTTCCAACTATTCCAGGTTTGGAAAGAAGAATTAAATTTTTAGAAAACGAAATTGATACAAAGGGAAAATATTCTGGTGAGGTTTTTGCTGCTAAAAACGCAATTACTAAAGCCAAGGGAGCAATAGCAACCCTAGCCCCTGATTCTAAAGAAATACTTCAAGCAAATAAAGAAATTGCTTTACAGTATAAAAAAATTGAAGACATTCTTGAGAACTTAGGAGAGGCTAAATACAGTCAAGCCTTAGTATACGAAAAAGGCAGCAAATATAAAGAACGTTTCTATGGTAAAAAAGATGATTATATTTTTGTAAACAACGAATACGTTCCTACAGAAACTTTGCTTTCCCCAAATCAATTTGGTCTTGCAATGAAACAAGAATTTGGAAATGCTAGAACTGTTACCTCAACATATTTAGGAGAGTTAACCACTGGCATTCGCCAAGGAATGATTACTAGAAGAGGTTCCTCTACTGTAACCTATGTAAATGACCCAATATATTTTGAAGAACTAGCATACTTTACAAATCGTTCTTTAAGAGGCGATAAGTTAATAGACCAGATACTTGCTGATGTCCCAGAAAAAGAATTAATCGAATGGGGCAATAAAAACATTGGGTACTTTGAGCAATTTGGTCCAGTAAGCAAAGCAGATATTCCTAACATAGTTGCAGACAAAGTTGCATTAGTAAATAGATTTTTGCCTGACAAAGAAGCAAGACTTGCTGCGTTGGCTGGTGAGGTAGATTCAGTTCAACTTCAAAAAATCCTTTCTAAAGACTTAAGAAATTTAAGTCCCATACACCCACTTGATTTTGATGTTCATACAGCATCTGAATTAGGAGTAAGGGATTTAGGAAGACTTGAAAGATGGCTTGATAAATCTGCATCTGCGATATTTTCAAAGTTAACTGCACCAGAAAATCCAATTCGTTGGGCTTCTGGTAATAAATTCTTTGTTCAAAATATTCAACGCAGAGTAACTGAATTAGAAAATCAAGGCTTTAATTTCCTTAAAAAAGACGGAACAGTCGATATAGAAAAAATAAACGACTTGCGCTCCGCTGCCTCAAGAGAAGCATTAGAGCAAAACGAAAAAGTATTTTATACAATTCGCAGACAGAGTAAACCTTTATATGCTGCACGTCTAGCAACTGCTTTCCCGACTGCATCTTTAAATGCTTTTTACAGATACGGTAAATTTGCACTAGACAATCCAGAAAGAGTATCTCAATTTTTGTATAACTACCAAGCGGCATTTACGTCCTTTGGTGTGGATAAGTACGGTGCGCCAGTAGATGACCCATTAAAGGCTACTCACTTAGTTGTTCCATTATCAAAAGAAATGGGATTTTTTGGTGGCAAGGGTATTAGATTAAATGCAAGGGCTATTGGATTCTTACTCAACTATCCAACTCCTTCTCTTTTCACAAGTGTTACTGTTGCAGAAGTTTACAAAAACTACCCAACGGTTGAAGATTCACTTAAACAATATTTAGGTTCTAATTACGATATAGTGTTTCCGTATGGCCCGCAAACTAGTTTTTTTAAAGCCTTTGAACCTAGATGGTTAGGCGACTTTAAAAATTATGTTGAAGGTCCTGAAGGCAAAAGAGATTTTCTTGATTCATGGACAGATGTTCATAATTATTATATGACATTAAGTGAATTAGGAATTCAAAAATATCCTGGCATGGATGAAATTAATAAAATTACTAGAGAGCAATTTGGATTAAAAGCCAGTTGGTCATTTGCTAACATTTTTGGTATACCAGCCAAGGTTGATACAAACCCTATGGTTATATATGATGACCTATTTGATATGTTGGTCAACAAGTATAGAACTGGTATAATCGACCCAATTACTAGACAGTTTACAACTTATAGCGAACAAGATGCTAAAAAACTTGCTGGTAGGGAAATGAATGAGCGTTTGGGTGTTAAGTTCCCATTGGATAGAATTACTTTTAAAGGTTCTAGCCCAGAAGCGTACATACAGCCAAATGTTGAATCTTACAATAGGGTATTTAAAGATAATACCGACCTTGCAGTTAAATTAGCGCAAAACGACCCAGAATTAATTGGGTTGCTTAGCCTAGACATAGATACTAAAGAAAACTTTAATCTTACCGTCTATAACATTTTAAGAGACCCAAAGACTAAACTGCCAGATGGTAGCCCATTAAATTCTTACATGATTACGCCAAAAGAACAAGAACGCCGCAGAATGATGAATCGTGCTTGGGCTGGATATAATTACATGGTAGATGGGTTAGAGCAAAAAGCACAAGACGCAGATGGAAAGTCTTTGCGCTCTCATCCTGAGTTAAAGGCAGTTCTTAAAGAATTTGCCAATACCGAACTAAGAAAAATTAGTGAAGATTGGTGGAAGCGATGGAGCAAAGGTGGCTTTGAAGACAGAGCCTTTAAGTATGCTAATGGTTTAAACGATATTGTTTCCGATGAAAAATTCATGGAGCAATATGGTAAAACTAAACTTTGGGAAGATGTAAAAACCTTTACGGTAATGAGAAATACATTTAGTAGTTTTTATTCTAAATTGCCAGAAAGAGACCCTAGAAAAGCAAAAACTATTGATGCCTACAATGAGTTAATAGATAGATTTTCAGAAACATGGCATCCCAAATTAAAAGAATTAATAGTTAGAAACTTTTCCGAAGATACATTAAAGGAAGCAAAATAATGACGCCAGACAAAACAATGACGCCAGAACAAGTTGAAGCATTGGCAAATGCTGTACTATCACGTATAATGGCTACAACTGGTGGAGCAGATGGCACTACTATTGCCAAAGATGCCATCAAACTTACTGAGGCTGGCGCCAAGCAACTTCTTGATGCTATTATGACCGATATCCAGTTTACTGGTAAATTGTCAAAAGAAGACTTATCTGATTTTGTTCAGAAATATAACAAAGAGGCTAACAAGCAACTTGAAACAGTAGTTCAAACAGTAAGAAGCCAAACAAAACCTGGCGACACTGCTGAAGATATTAAAAATATTATTAAAACTACTTCACCAAGTTTTTTTCAACCAAAAGATTTTACTACAGATTATCTATGGACCAAGGTAAATTTTGCGGATGAAAAGACTTTGGGTGCTAAGGCATTAGATGCTTTAACTGAGGCCCGTAAAATTGCTAGAGACTTTAATCTAAGTACTGTGTCTGATATAGAAATACGTGAAGCAGCCAAAAAAATTGCTAGCGGTAAAATGACTAAAGATGATTACATAACCGAACTAGGAAGATTGGCTGCCGCAGAATATCCTCAGTATGGGGAAAGATTTAAAAATACTCCTGGTGCAACAACACGCAGTTTAAATAATCCAATACTAAAAGCAATAGCAGAAGAGTGGGAAGTGGAAGCCGACTCACTAGATTTAAATGACCCATTTATTGATAGTTTAATTCGTCCAGACGGAACAATTGGCAAAGCATCGCCAGCAACTATAGCGGAGGCTAGAATGAAAGCAGCAGTGCATCCAAACGCAGATAAAAGTACAAAGTATATTACGGCTGCTCGAACCGCTGGAAATCAACTTGCGAGAGCAATGGGGTTTGGTATATAAATGGCCAGAAAAAAAACAGAAGCAGATAGATTAGCCGCTGACCTAGAGCGTCAACTTGCAGCATTAAATGCCCAACCAAGTCCAGTTGATGTCGTAAGAAACATTACCAATCCAGTCGCTGATACATCTAAACCTACTTACGAGGGAATGCGTTCACAGTTATCTGAAATTAAAGACCCTAAGGTTAGAGCGGCATTTGAAAAGGCTTTTGCTTCTACCGACAAATTAACGGAGCAAGTTACAACTCAATATGAAACCCTTGGTTATGACTATGACCCAAACACTAATGTCGCAAAACCAAAGGCGCCAACAATAACGCCAATAGTGCCAGTAGTGCCAGTAGCGCCAACGCCAAAAGATGAAGCAATAATAAATTTAGCAGAAGAAGCGTTTGTTAGTTCTTTAAAATTATTAATGGGTAGCGCAGAGGCATCTAAGCCATACGTAAAAGAACTTTACAAATTAGTTTCTAAATACTATAAAAGTGGTTCAAGCATATCAGACGCTATTAATTTAGCGTTATATGATGCTAGGGAAAATAAACTTATTCCTGAATTTACTAATCGTTTTAGTGGAATATTTAAACTCGCAGACCGTCGTGCTGCTGGTGAAATGATTGATGTCCCTACACTTGCTGAATATGTAAAGTCCCAAGAAGGTCTTGCTGAAGTATTTCGTTCTACAAATTTAGGTGAGTTGGCTACAGAATCATTTTTAAATGAAGTTATGGGTACTGGAAAATCAGTAGCAGCAACAACTAAGATTATTACAGATGTTTATGATGCTATTAGACTTGCTCCAGAAGACTGGAAAAATATGGTTAAAACAAAAATGCCATTTGCGACAGAACCAATGCTTGCAAAAGCACTATTGCTTGGCACTAAGGGTGCAGAAGAATTAGAACGAGAAGTTAATAGGTATGGAATTATGGCAGCAGCCCAAAGCCAAGGGTTGACTGTTGGTGAAGAAGCAGCAAGTGAGTTACTTGCTAAAGGCGTAAGATATGGAACTTCTAAACCTCAATTTGGAAGAGCAGCAACAATTCTTCCAACTGCGCAAAAATTAACGTCTATGGAAACTGGAATTGAACCAGGAAAAGCCTACGGTCAAGAACAAGCATTCTCTGCAATATTTGACCAGAACGCAGCAGAACTTCAAAAATTAGCAGATTTAGAATTACGTGAAGAAGCAAGATTTGCTAAACGTCCTGGAACAGCAGGCAGTAGGTCATTTGCTTCTCAAGCCAGAGGTATGATTTAAACAAATAGAATCCTATGTGAATCCATCGGCCTCACATAGCGTACTAGACCGATAGCAAGAGCCAGCCTGGTTCCCCGACCAGAATCTGAGGCTTGCGACTAACCAAACGAATAGAAGGGTGGTTGCTATGAGCAACAACTACTGGGATGAAGACGAAGACGACCAAGATACCGACACCGATACGCAAATGGATGGAAGCGATTTACTTAAAAAATTGCGAAAAGCCAAGCGTAACGATGAGAAGCGTATCAAGGAACTCACTGAGCAACTTGAGGGATTATCCAAGGTGCAGCGTGAGCGTACAGTAAAAGAAGTCCTAGAAAAGAAGGGCGTCAACCTTAAAGCAGCAAGATTAGTTCTTAAGGATTTGGATGATGTTAACGAGGAGTCAGTTAATAACTGGCTCGATGATAACGCAGACTTATTTGGACTAACAGTTACTAAAGAGGAGCCTAAAGCATCAGAACAAGACCGTGCCGCATTGCGTCAACAGGATGTTCTAACGTCTAACGCTATGACCCCAGACCGAGCAGAAGATTTAAATCTTCGCATTGATAATGCAGATTCGATGGATGCATTATTGGATGTACTCCGCTCACAATAAAATTCCGTTATTAATCACCCTGGAGGTGAAACATGGCTAACGCCTACGTATCAACAGGTTCGTCCTCATTAGGAGGAACCGCTGGTTCTGCTGGTTTAGTACAGAAGGCGTATGACCGTCTTCTTGAATTCGCTCTTCGCTCTGAGCCATTAATTCGTTCAGTTGCAGACAAGCGTCCAGCACGCCAAGCAATCCCTGGTTCAACAGTTGTTCTACAACGTTATGTTGACCTATCTGCTGCAACTACAGCCCTCACTGAGGATGCTGACCCAGATGCAGTAGCAATGTCCACACCAACCTCTGTAACTATTACTCTTAACGAGTATGGTAACTCAGTGTTGGTAACACGTGCGTTGGAACTATTCAGCCTTGCTGATGTAGACCCAGCAATCGCAAACATTATTGCATTCAACCTTGCAGATTCTATTGACTCTATCGCAATGACAACATTGCGTGGCGGTTCAAACGTAATCTACTCAGGTTCAACTGCAACTTCAACAGCAACAGTTACTGCTGCTGCTACACTTTCATCTGCAAACCTACGCAAGGCAGTAGCAAAATTACGTGCTAACAAGTCTATTGCTCGCAAGGGTAGCCTATACTGGTGTGGTATTCACCCAGAAGTTTCACACGACCTTCGTGCTGAGACAGGTTCAGCAGGATGGTTGCTTCCTAACCAATACGGCTCTGCACAAGACCGTATCTGGGCAGGAGAAATCGGAACTTACGAAGGTGCATACTTCGTAGAGTCTGCACGTCTGTACAATGCTACTGACGGTTCTTCATCTGCACGTGTTTATCGTACAATTCTTGCTGGACAGCAAGCATTGGCCGAGGCCGTAGCAGAAGAGCCACACGTAGTTATCGGACCAGTAGTTGACAAGTTAATGCGTCACCGCCCAATGGGTTGGTACGGCGTACTTGGCTTTGCACGCTACCGTGAAGAGGCACTATACAGAATCGAATCAGGTTCTTCAATCGCTTAGTTGATTGACGGTAGGGCTAGGGGAAACTCTAGCCTTACAGTAAGTTCATTAAGGAGAACAATGGCAGATTATGTTTTTAAAACACCTACAGTCCGAGAAGGACCAGCAGGTAAACATAGATTATTTTACTTCTATAAACTAGATAGAGGTATCAGTATTGCTAAGAGTGGCGGAGTATATTCAAGAGTTCGCTATGTTCTTGATGAGGCAATAGATGATTACCAAGAGTTCTATGTTGGTGGACATAATCATATAGTTAACGATGCTACTAAAGCAGCACTAATTGCTGGTGGCGTAGGAGTAACAGAAGCAAACTTTACAGCAGTATAAGGGGATATATGAAACACTGGGAACATCATCCAGTTGCAATTGATGGATGTTTTGGATGTAAAGGTTTAGGGCTTCAGATGAACTCTGGAGATGCTAAGAGAGATATTTCAGATAAGAAATGGACATCTGAATTACAGGCCTATAGAGATGCAAGAGCACAAGGAATACAACCAGCAGGAACAACTATGCGTCACGTACAAGAAGCGCATAGGGCTTCAGAAGTATTAGGTAAAGCGTATGATGCGGACACTATGCCTAAGACTAAAGATATAACTCCAAAAGCCGCAACCATAATGAAAGAGATAGGACAAATATAATGCCAAACGTAGACGGAAAGAAATTCCCATACACAGCAAAAGGTAAGGCTATGGCTAAGAAAGCAGCCAAGAAGTCAGCCAAGAAAATGGTTATGAAGAAAATGGGTAAGAAGAAGTAATATGGCTAAAAAACCAAATTACTTTCAAAACGTTGCCAAAGAGATTAATGAATCTATTCAGGCATACCGTGCCACAAGCGAAATGCGTAACACCTCTGGTCCAGGAACTGATGCTCGTGCAAATGTTCTTCGCCAAATGGAAGATAAGCAATTTGGGCAACTTGTTGGAGCCGTAGTTAGAGGTAGACGCTATGACTCAAAAGGCAAGCGAATTAAATAATGTCATCGGGTCAACGCAAGCGTCACGACGGTTGGAATAAATCAATTATGCGGGACGGTTTAATTGTTATTCTACGTAAGGACGGGTCGGAAAAGGTCCGCCTTGACCCTAAGACTAAAGAAGTAACTAAGGGGGGCAAATGAAGAAGAAAGCAAAGTCTAAAGTTAATGCTGCTGGGAACTATACCAAACCTGGTATGAGAGCAACATTGTTTAAAAAGATTAAGGCTGGTTCTAAGGGTGGAGACCCAGGGGAATGGTCAGCCCGTAAAGCACAACTACTTGCAGTTCAATACAAGAAAGCAGGCGGAGGTTACAAGTAATGGCACTTGCTAAATCTCAACAATCGCTTAAGAAGTGGACTGCTGAAAAGTGGAAAACATCTGATGGCAAACCATCTAAAGGTAAGAAGAGATATCTACCTACTGCAGCGTGGGCTGCTTTAAGTCCTGCAGAGAAGGCAGCAACCAATAGGGCTAAGGCCAAAGGTAATGCTAAGGGCAAACAGTTTGTTAAACAACCTAAGAGTATAGCAAAGAAAACAGCAAAGTATAGGGGCAAATAATGGCTGATTCAAGATTAAAGAGAGCAGGAGTATCTGGCTTCAACAAGCCAAAGCGTACACCTAATCATCCTAAGAAGTCACACGTAGTAGTGGCTAAGGTAGGAGAAAAAGTAAAGACTATCAGATTTGGCGAGCAAGGTGCAAGCACAGCAGGTGCTCCTAAGGCTGGCGAATCAGAGCGTATGAAAGCAAAGCGCAAGTCTTTTAAAGCAAGACACGGAAAGAATATTGCTAAAGGTAAAATGAGTGCAGCCTATTGGGCGGACAAGGTTAAGTGGTAATATGAGTACCAAGGGGACAAAAGATTCAGTAGCACTAGTATGGTGTGACAACGGTATGGTAGATGGCAAGTTTATGCAAGGCGTAACAGATGTAATGTTAAAGTCTGGCGTAGAGTTTGCAACATCGCTACGGAGTCAGGGCAACCAGATTGCTAGACAAAGACAGACAGTAATTGATTACTGGTTTGATAAGACTGATTACGAATGGCTACTATGGGTAGATTCAGATGTAGTAATTAGTCCAGAAAAGTTTAAATTATTATGGGATAACAAGGATGCTGAAAAGCGTCCAATTATTACTGGAATATATTTTACTACAGATAATCCAGAAGAACCTTTAATGATTCCAATGCCTACAATCTTTAACTTTATAGTTGGAGATGAGGGTGGGTTTGGATTAACCAGAGTTCACCCAATGCCAGTAAATCAACTAATTAAGGTTGATGCGGCGGGTATGGGATTTGTATTAATGCACCGCAGTGTCGTGCCAAAGGTTCGTGAAGTATCCCAAGACGGACAAATTTTTATGGAAATGGGTAGAGGAACTAAGTTTATAGGTGAAGATATATTCTTCTTTGCCCTATGCGATAAAGCAGAGATTCCACTATATGCTCATACTGGTGCATTAGCCCCACATATGAAGCGGTTCTCATTTGATGAACATTATTACAACGCATTCTTTGGTAAACCTAAGGAAGAGCCTAAGTCAAAACTTATCACTCCTGATAAGAAAATCATTACACCTAGATAGGATAAACAATGCCAACAGGTACCGCAGGTAGCACTCTATGTGCTGAATTAAATCGCCTAGCCAATGGTGGAACTTACCCAGCAATAACAGTATTTAAAGATGAGCAAGGTGCTGCTAATGCTTGGGCTGGAACATCTGGACTTGGAATAATTGGAGCCTTAAATAAAAAGGCAAGTGCTGGTAGAGCACCTTCTGCTTATAAAGATTTAAATGGTATCTGTAATGAACTAGCAGGAACTACAGGTAAATCTGCAGTCGATGCATTAAGGACTATAGCATCTTGACAACTACATTAACAGATTTAATCAATGAGGTTCAAATTAATCTTGCTGGATATACTTATCAACAAGATAGAGCAACTCACTTAACTAGTGCAGTAACTACTCTAACATCACCATCTACATCTCCTACTGTATTATCTTTAGGCTCTACTGAAAACCTTGGTAAAGGTGTAGTTGAGATTGATGAAGAGTTGTTGTGGGTAGATTCATTTGACCGTGTTGCTAACACAGCAACTGTATCCCCTTATGGCCGTGGCTATCTAGGCACTACTGCTGCTACACACACAGTAGATACTAAGGTTACTATCTCACCTACATTCCCACGTTATGTAATTAAAAAGGCTATCAATGATACCATCAATGCTGCTGGCTCTACTATCTTTGCTGCCAAAGTAACTACCTTTACATTTAATGCTGCTCAAACAACTTATGATTTTGATGGTTTGAATATCCAAAATATTCTTACAATTATGTGGCAATCAGTTGGTCCATCACAAGAGTGGATTCCTGTTCGTCGCTGGTCTTGGGATTCTAAAGCAGATGCTACCGCATTTGGTGCTACTTCTCAAACAGTAACTATTGGAGATTATATTACTCCTGGTAGAACTGTTAAGGTTGTATATGCTACAGACCCAGAACCATTTACTACTAATGCTCAAGACTTTTCAACACAAACTGGTTTGCCAAACTCTTGCAAAGATGTAATCGTTCTTGGCGCTTCTTATCGTTTGCTTACCTACCTTGACCCTGCACGTGCTGCACAGGTTAGCCCACAGGCAGATGAGACAGATAGCAAACGTCCTTATGGTGCTTCACAAACTGCAACAAAACAACTATACGCCCTATATACCCAACGCCTCAACGAGGAAACTCAGAGACAACAAACTCTGTATCCAATTCGAGTCCACTACAGCCGATAGGTAAATAAATGACAACACGCAAATACTCCTCACGCTCACAACAGACTACATTATCTGGAGCGTTAACTTCCTCTGGTACTTCAGCAACTGTCGTATCAGGAACTTCATTACTAGGTGGTGCCACAATATCTGCTGGTGAAACCTTTACGGTGGTGATAGACCCAGATACAGCGCTTGAAGAAATTGTAGATGTAACGGCGGTCTCGACTAACACTCTTACTATTACTCGTGGTATTGATGGCTCATCTGGCGTAGCCCACTCTGCTGGTGCTGTAGTGCGCCATATGGCAATTGGTCGGGATTATCGTGAGGCTAATCAACACATTGAAAATACTACAACCGCACACGGAATTACTCTTGCTAACCTAGTCAAAACTACAGATACAGGCACAGTAACAAGCGGTATGATTCTTGACGGTACTATTGTTAATGCTGACATCAACGCAAGTGCTGCTATCGCAGATACTAAATTAGCCACTATCTCAACTGCTAGCAAGGTATCTAACTCTGCTACTACTGCTACATCTGCTAACACAGCATCAGCCATTGTGGCCCGTGATGCTTCAGGTAACTTTACTGCAGGTACTATTACTGCTAACCTTACAGGTACTGCTAGCACAGCAACTGTTGCTACTACTGCTAATGCTTTAACTACAGCCCGTGACTTTCAACTGACTGGAGATGTAGAAGCATCTGCCGTATCCTTTGATGGTTCTGGCAACGTAAGCCTAACTACTGTTATTGGTACAGGCGCTATTGTTAACGCAGATGTTAATGCATCTGCTGGTATTACCTATGGTAAGTTAGCCTTAACTGGTGGAATAGTAAACACAGATATTTCCAATACTGCTGCCATTTCACTAGGTAAGTTAGCAACTGACCCACTAGCCCGTGCTAACCATACAGGTACACAGACAGCATCAACTATCTCTGACTTTGATACACAGGTAAGAACATCTCGCCTAGACCAGATGGCTGCGCCTACTGGCTCAGTATCTGCTAACAGCCAAAAGATTACTAATCTTGGTACACCTACATCTAATACAGATGCTTCAACCAAGGCTTATGTAGATACATCTATTGCTAACCTAATTAATGGTGCTCCTAGCACACTTGATACTCTTGATGAAATTGCTCAGGCATTAAATGATACAGCCAACTTCTCAGACACAGTAGTCCTAAAGGCTGGCTCTACAATGACTGGTGCCTTGACATTATCAGGTGCTCCAACTGTAGACCTACACGCTGCTACTAAGTTATATGTAGATGCCGTGGCTGGTTCTGCTACTGCTGCTGCAGCCTCTGCAACCGCTGCTGCTGCCTCATATGATTCATTTGATGATAGATACCTAGGCGCTAAGTCAACACCTCCTACATTGGACAATGATGGTAATGCATTAGTGACTGGCGCTCTATATTGGAACTCAGTATCTAATACTATGTTTGCTTGGTCAGGTTCTGCTTGGGGTTCTATTTCCTCTACTGCAGAAATCTTCCGTTATAAGTATGTATCAACTGGCGGAGAGACCTCAGTGTCTGGAGCAGATGCTAATGGTCTAACACTTTCATACCTAGCAGGTAAAGAGCAGGTATATCTAAATGGTGTTCTATTAGTTCGTGGTACAGATTACACAGCATCTAATGGAACTAGCATTACATCTTTAACAGCATTGGCTGCATCTGATATACTTGAGGTAATTACATTTACCGCATTTGATTTGGCTACAGCAATTTCTAATACAGTCTTTGATGCTAAAGGCGATTTGATTGTAGGAACTGCAGCCGATACAACAGGTAAACTAACTGTTGGGGTAGATGGATATTACTTAAAGGCTAACTCAGGAACCGCAACAGGACTTGAGTGGGCAGCATTAACAGTACCACCAGCAGACGATGACCAACCAATACTAGCCGCACAAATATTCGGATAAGGAAAATACAATGGCAACATTTACAAAACTAAAACTTAGTGGTTCAACAGATGGTAAAGCCATCAAGGTTGTTCAAACCGCTACAGCAGGAACAACTATTCATACAGCACACGCAACAGCCCTTGATGAGATTTGGCTATATGCACATAACTCATCTGCTACAGCAGTAAAACTTACCCTTGAATTTGGTGGAGTTGCTGCGCCAGATGACCACATTGAAATTAACATTAATGCTGAAGGTACTGGACTAGTCCTTGTATCTCCTGGACTATTACTAACAAACTCACTTGTAGTTAAAGCATTTGCTGGAACTGCTAACGTAATTACTCTTACAGGTTATGTGAATAGGATTGCTTAATGTCAAGATACGGACAAAGAAGTAGATTAAACGGTAGCGCTAATGCCAACACTATTAACTATTGGTTTGGTGGTGGATTTGTAAATTTACCTAAAGCAACGGGTGGAACAATTACTTTTGATGGAACTTATTACATTCATACATTTAATGCTTCAGGAACATTTACACCTAACCAATCATTAACTGTTGACTATTTAGTAGTCGCTGGTGGTGGCGGAGGTGGTTCTTATGGTGGTTCTGGTGGTGGTGGTGCAGGTGGCCTGCGTTCAACTGTTGGTGCAACAGGTGGCGGTGGTTCATTAGAATCTGCGTTATCTCTTACTGCACAGGCTTATACGGTAACTATTGGTGCTGGTGGTGCTGGTGGTATTTCTAGTACCGAAGCAGCAAGTGGAACTGATTCTGTATTTTCAACAATTACTAGCACAGGTGGCGGAGCAGGCGGTGGGTATAAAGGCTCATTTTATGCTCCTAAATCTGGTGGTTCAGGTGGTGGTGGTAATTACTTTACTTTTACGACTGGCGGTACAAGAACTGCAAGCCCAGTACAAGGAAATAATGGTGGTAATGGTGTAAATGCATCAATTTCTGTGGGTGGTGGTGGTGGTGGTGCTGGAGCAGTAGGCGGAAATGGAAATGGTAGTTCTGGTGGAAGTGCTGGTGCTGGTGGAAATGGCGTTACTACAAGCATTTCAGGTTCGTCACAGACTTATGGAGGCGGTGGCGGAGGTGCAACATATGACGGCACTGGTTCAGGTGGTACAGGTGGTGCTGGCGGTACAGGCGGTGGAACCGCAGGTACAGCAATTAATAATAGTCCCGCTGCAAACGCAACAGCAAATACAGGCGGTGGCGGAGGTGCAACAAGAAGCGATGACGCACCACCAAGCGTTGCAGGTGCTAATGGTGGTTCAGGAATTGTAATTGTGAGGTATGTAGCGTGAGTCATTGGGCAGAAATAGATAATAACAATGTAGTTCTTCGTGTACTTGTTGGTGATAATAATTTACTTGATGAAGGATACCAATGGCTTGTAGATAACCTTGGTGGTACTTGGATTAAAACAAGTTATAACCATAAGATTCGTGGAACATTCGCAGGTGTAGGATATTCTTATAATGCTGAGGAAGACATCTTTGTTGCACCTCAACCATACCCATCTTGGACTAGGTCAGGTTCTTTTTGGAATCCACCTACACCTCAACCTATAGTTGAAGGTAAACGTTACTACTGGTCAGAGGATGACCTATCTTGGAGGGAAGTACAATGAGCAAAGCAAGAGACATAGCAAGTGCAGCACCTGCACCCTCAACCGTATCAGCAACTGAGTTAGGGTATGTAGATGGTGTTACCTCTGCTATCCAGACACAGTTAGATGCAAAGACTGCAAAGTCTACCCTTACAACTACAGGTGATATTTACTATGCATCTGCTGCTAATACCCCTGCTAGATTAGGCATTGGTAGCACAGGAAATGTGCTCACTGTGGCATCAGGTATCCCTAGTTGGGCTGCACCTGCTGGTGGCGGTGGTGGTATGACTTTTATCCAACGCTCAACCTTTTCAAATGTTGCTGATACTGGCACTACTTTTGATAATGTATTTACTTCAACCTATGAAACTTATTTTATCAACATAGAGCAAATTTATTCGGGTACTGCTGCTAATGACCTTTATTTTCAATTTAGATATGCTGGCCCAACAACACAAACAGCCGCTTATTATTCAATAAATTATTTTTGCACTGTGGGTGGGACATCTATGTCTTTTGCAAATAGCAACAATCAGGCGCAAATGATATTATCGGATAATTCTGGCGATAGTGCTGATTGGATAAGTGCTCAACTTTATGTAAATTCTGTTGGTAATGGAAGTAGAAGAGCCCTTATCAATGGATTACTTTACAATAACAATAAAATCTCTCAAGAGGTTTTTGGTGGGGAAAACTTTACAGCAAGAGAATACACAGGTTTTTTACTAAAATCATCAAGCGCAAACGTATCAGGTACAATTACAATTTTTGGAGTTAATAAATCATAATGACAACTAAAAAACAAATGATTGAAATTATTAAAGCGGAGAATCCAACATTACAAATTGGTGATGATGATGCAGGTTATACGCAATTATCTGCCGATGATTATGAAGCAACTATTGCTCAATGGGCTGATAATAGATTGGCAAAAGAGCAAGCAAGAGCAGAGGTAGAGGCTGCACGCCAAACTAAAATTTCTGCTTATCAAAAGTTAGGATTAACTGAGGCAGAGATTGAGGCATTATTGCCAACACCAACGCCTTTGGTAAGACCAACAGCCTCAGCATAATCTTGAGGAATTGTTCTACAAATATTAATAACTATTAAGGAGCACTGTGGCTGGTCGTGATATAACCGAAGGTCGTGCCAATCAAGCAATTGCCGTTGATGTTGGTATTGTTTCTACAAGTACATACTGGCAGAATACATCTGACTCTTATGATGTAGCAGTTGGTGGACAACCATTCTTCTATGCCATAAATGATGCACGTCCTTACATTAGACAGACTGCTCCTTATAAGAAAGACCAGTTTGATAATGGTAAAGAGCCAGGTGAGCAATCACTTACTGGTTGGTGGCTACGTTCTCAGTCATCATTCCACTCTGGTTCAGGTATTAAATTCTATGACCCATCTGCTGGTGAGACTGTTGACTATAGATTTACAGATAGCAAGGGTGTTAATGTTTGGACTAAGGGACAAG